CTACTGGTGAGCGGTATCTTCCTGAGAAGGCGATCAAGAGTTTGAGTGACTCTGAGTATCGCAGGACAACTGCGGCGAAGCGGGCTGCTGCCAAGAAGGGCAAGCAGTTTGCCAAGCAGCCCAAGGACATTGCGAAGAAGACAAAGGAGTATCGCTAATGCCAAAGGTGGGAAACAAGACCTTTCCATATACCAAGGAAGGTATGAAGGCGGCGAGGGCGTATGCGCGCAATACTGGCGCAACTAAGATCAAGTCGCCTGTAACGAAGCGTATGCTGGACAAATTGCAGAAGGAGAAGGGCTGATGGCTTGGACTCGCGCAATCAATGGTGAGGTTTACGAGGGCGAGACGCATGAGCTTGCTGGTGTGACTTACAGTGGCAAGACGCGGACGCCGCTGTCCCAACGTTTGGTTTGGGTGGCCGATCCGATTCCTGCACCCCTTCCCCAGCAGAAGCCAGCAAAGAAGAAGCCCAGTGTTTCTAAACGCACTAAGTCAAAGTGAGCGTGACACGCTCCGCGCTGTGGTGAAGAAAGTTCACATGCAGCATCACCCCAAGGATTTTGTCACCGACTATGAGGCTGACAAGATTATTGAGGCTCTTGGTCCTGAGGTTGCCGCTGGCATGATTAAGGCTGGCACTGATCGAAAGGTCTTGGATTGGTAAACCTTACCTACAAACCGGACGGGGAAGTTCTCAAGGAGTTCATGAAGAACGACACGTTCTTTCGTGGCATTCGTGGTCCTGTTGGCAGTGGTAAGTCTGTTGGCTGTTGCATCGAAGTGTTTCGCCGCGCGTTGCAGCAAGAGAAGAACGAAGAGGGTAAGCGTCGTTCTCGGTGGGCAATCATCCGAAACACCAACCCTCAGCTTAGAACAACGACAATCAAGACTTGGTTGGATTGGTTTCCAGAGAATGACTGGGGCAAGTTCACTTGGTCGGTTCCCTACACTCACCATATCAAGAAGGGTGAGATTGACCTTGAGGTCATCTTCCTTGCGCTGGATCGACCAGAGGATGTGAAGAAGCTCCTGTCGTTGGAGCTTACTGGCATCTGGATCAACGAGGCGCGGGAGATTCCCAAGAGTATTATCGACGCCTGCACCATGCGTGTTGGCCGCTTTCCTTCTATGCGTGAGGGTGGCCCTTCATGGACTGGTGTGATTGCTGATACCAACGCGCCGGAAGAAGACCACTGGTGGCCCATCATGTCGGGCGAGGTTCCGATTCCAGATCATATACCGCGAGAGCAGGCGAAGATGTTGGTCAAGCCTGACAACTGGCAGTTCTTCACGCAGCCACCGGGAATGATTGAGGAAAAGAACGAAGACGGTGGCATTGAGAGCTACAAGCCAAACAGCAAGGCTGAGAACCGTCAGAACATGATGAAGTCTTACTACCCGAACTTGATTCAGGGTAAGACGAAATCATGGATTGATGTGTATGTGATGAACCGACTTGGTATGATTCAGGAGGGGAAACCCGTGTATCCTTCCTTCTCAGCAGAAGCCCACATCGCAAAGGAAGAACTTCCTGTCGCTGCGAACCTGCCAATCTATGTCGGCTTGGACTTTGGTCTTACCCCCTCCGCTACGTTTGGTCAGAAGATTCGAGGGCGCTGGCTGGTGCAGCACGAGGTTGTTGCTGTTGATATGGGAATCGTTCGTTTTGCTGAGGTTTTGCGCAATGAACTTGCGACACGGTTCCATGCCTGCTCCGAGACTATCATCTATGGCGATCCGGCTGGTGACTTCCGCGCTCAGACTGACGAGTCCACCCCGTTCCAAATTCTTCGCGGCGCTGGCCTTCGAGCGTTCCCTGCTGGCTCTAACTCTGTTGACCTAAGACTTGAGTCTGTGTCTGCTCAGCTTAACAAGATGGTCGAAGGCAAGCCTGCCTTTTTGATTGATCGTCGTTGCTCAATGCTGATTAAGGGCTTTGAGGGTGGCTATGCTTACAAACGCATGGAAGTTAGCGGCGAGCGATATGCTGACAAACCCGACAAGAATATGTATTCTCACGTCCATGACGCCCTACAGTATATGATGCTTGGGGCGGGCGAGGGTCGAGCGTTGCTAAACACGCAGAAGCCTGCGCAGGTTACTGTAGCGAGTCGGAACTTCAATGTGTTTGATCGAAGACCCACACCCAAGAAGCGCAGCCCTTGGGCGAACATTGCGCGTTAAGGAGAGTTAGATATGTGCTTTGGCCCATCGGCTGCGGAGAAAGAGGCAGCAAAAGCGCAGCGTGAATCTGCTGAGCAGGAGAAGCGCGCAGAGATTGAAGAGCGCGCAGTCTCCAAGCGCGAAGACATTAGCGAAGCTATAAGCGGTCGCCAAACTACGGCTGGTCGTCGCGGCGGCGCTGGTCGTCGTTCTTTGTTTACGTCGCCTAGCGGTGGTAGCGGTTATGCAAGCAGGTTCTAATCCAGCCAAGTATTACTTGGAGCGATACAACAAAGCCAAAGCGTATCGTGAGAACTGGGTTCCGCTGTTCGAGGAGTGCTATGAGTATGCGCTTCCTCAGCGTGAATCCTTTTATTACGAGACGCCGGGGCAGCGCCGCGACCAACGCATCTTTGACGAGACTGCGGTTGTTGGCGTTCAAGAGTTTGCATCGCGCTTGCAGTCTGGCCTTGTGCCAAACTTTGCGCGGTGGGCTGACTTTGTGTCTGGCTCTGAGGTGCCGCCAGATCAACGCGACACTACCGATGATGCTCTTGATGAGGTAACTGAATACGTCTTCGAGATATTGCAGAATTCCAACTTCAACCAAGAGGTGCATGAATCATTCATGGACTTGGCGGTGGGAACCGGGGTTCTTGCGGTTGAGGAAGGTGACTCGATCAACCCGGTTGTCTTCTCAGCAATTCCGCTTCCGCATGTGGTGCTAGACACTGGGCCGGATGACAAGATCGACCACGTTTACCGTGAGCGCAAAAACATTCGGTTCGATCAGCTTGATGTCCTGTATCCAAAGGCAACCTTTGACCCGAAGGTTTCCTCCAAGATGGCGAGCAATGACACAACCACTGTGCTTGAGGTGGTGTGTCGTGACTACTCAGTGAAGAACGAAGAAGCATACAAGAGTTATGCTATCTGCATGAACACTGAGACTGTCTTGTTTGAAAAGAAGATGAAGGGCGTTGGTTCCAATCCGTTTGTCTGCTTCCGTTGGGGCAAGTGTGCTGGCGAGAAATATGGGCGCGGCCCATTGCTCAATGCCTTGGCCGCTATCAAGACAACCAACCTGACTGTTGAATTGATTCTTGAGAACGCTCAGATGTCGATCTCTGGTGTGTATCAGATGGAAGACGATGGCGTTATCAACCCTGACACGATTCAGCTTGTGCCGGGAACAATCATTCCAAAGGCGATGGGCAGTGCTGGCTTGCAGCCAATCAATGCCGCTGGTCGCTTCGATGTGGCTCAGCTTGTGCTTGGGGACATGCGTTTGAATATCAAGCGCGCGCTTTACAACGACATGCTTGGCGATCCAGACAAGACGCCCGCTACTGCGACTGAGGTTGCTGAGCGTATGGCTGACCTGTCCCGTAGGATTGGTTCTGCCTTCGGTCGGTTGCAGGTGGAACTCGTGCAGCCCGTGCTTCAGCGAGTCGTTTACATCCTCAAGAAGCAGGGCCGCATTGATCTTCCTACCGTCAACGGTCGTGAGGTCAAGGTCAAACCTGTGTCGCCCTTGGCTCAGGCTCAGGCTAACCAAGACATCGCATCGGTGGCGCGGTTCTTGCAGCTTGTTGGTGGCACCTTTGGCCCTGAGATGTTGAACATGCTGATCGACCAAGAGAAGACTTCTGTTCACTTGGCGAAGAAGTTTGGTGTGCCTGAGCGCTTGATTCGCAATGAAGCAGAGCGTAAGCAGTTAGTTGCAGCTATGCAGCAGATGGCACAGCAGCAGCAACAGATGCAGCAGCAGGGAGCGCCAGTTGGCCCCGAAGGTTAATATCGGAACGGATGGCTTGCAGCGCAGCAAGTCAGAAGACGAGCGCATAAGTCAGAACATTGCGGAGATATTCGGGACGCCTACAGGGCAAGAAGTTCTCAAATATCTTCGCAGTGTGACTATTGAGATGGTCAATGGTCCCGCTGTGACACCTAATGAATTGATGCACATGGAAGGCCAGCGCTATCTCGTTGGCCTCATTGAGCGTCGTATTGTTCACGGACGTAGGAGCAAGCAAGATGGCTGATAGTTTGATTGGCGGAGAAGCGCCGCAGGAAGGCGCAGAGGCACCCGCTGAGGCCACGCAGGAGCGTGACTATGTTGTTGCTGAGGATAGCCAGCCAGAGCGCCCTGAGTGGCTTCCTGAGAAGTATAAGACACCAGAGGACTTGGCGAAGGCTTACAAAGAGCTTGAGTCCAAGATCGGCTCCAAGGAAGAAGACCTTCGCAACAAGATTGTCGAAGAGCTACAAGCCGAGGCTTTCTCTGAGCGCCCTGCTGACAAGGGTGACTATCAGCTTCCTGAGATTGTTGACGAGTCGATGGCGGTTGATAATGACCTGCTGTCGTGGTGGGCTGACCACGCATTCGAGAATGGCTTTTCCCAAACTGAGTTTGAGAAAGGCATTGAGATGTATGCTCAAGCAATTCAGGGAAGCCAGCCAGACCTTGAGGCTGAGCGTAGCAAGTTGGGTGACAATGCAAACGACCGCATTCAAGCCGCCAATATGTTTGCCAACAAGTTCTTCCCCGAAGCTGCACTGCCCGCGATTGAGCGGATGTGTGAAAGCCATGAGGGTGTGATTGCCCTTGAGGCTATCATGGAGGCGGTTCGTGATGGTGGCTACACTGAGGGAACGTCTGCTGCTGGTGGTGTGAGCGAGGACTCCTTGCGTGAGATGATGCAAGATGAGCGCTACTGGAACCCAGTGAAGCGCGATGCGGCGTATGTTCGAAAAGTGCAAGAAGGGTTCGATAAACTTTATGGATGACATCATCATAGAGTCTCGTGGCATGGAGCTTCACCAGATGGTGGAGCAACATGTTCTTGCCTTCATTCCAAACATAAGTGCTGAGAATAAAAGAGAATTTGCTGAGGTCTATGAGTTAGACCCGCAGAAGTCTTTGCTTCGTTTCGTTGATATACCCGGCAACTATGCCGTTGTTCGAAATGGTAAAGTCCTTGCCTTGACTGGCGTTCACACGATGGATGACGGTGAGGGGATGATGTGGGCATTGTTTGCCGAAGATATGAAGAAGCAGTTTGTTCGCTTTGTCAGGGCGTCTACTGACCTGATCCAGTTCTATCATTCGATCTATCCAGTCTTGAATTGCGATGTCTGGATTGAGAACGCGATGATTCACCAGTGGCTTGCGCTGTTGGAGTTCCATCCTGAGTTCGGATATGAACAGAACGGCCAGCAAATTGTCAGGGCTGTGCGCTATTGCTCGGAAGATGAAACTGAGTTATCTTCTGGTCAACGGCCCGTAGTTCACTGAGCGACCCCGCAAGGGATACTCGTGTTGAGGATGAAGAGCGGACACCCGTAGGAAACTTCAACTCAGGACTGTGACAATGGCAAATACTATCGACCAAGCCTTTATCAAGCAGTTCGAAACCGAAGTTCACATGGCGTATCAGCGTATGGGTTCCAAGTTTCGGAACACTGTTCGCTCGACGAATGTGACGGGTTCGACTGCACGATTTCAAAAGATCGGCACTGGCTCTGCCTCCACCAAATCTCGCAACGGTAACGTGACTCCGATGGAGCTTACGCACACCAACGTCGAAGTGACGATGGCTGACTACTATGCAGCCGAATACATCGACAAGCTGGACGAATTGAAGATTAACATCAACGAGCGTCAGGCTGTGGCACAATCCGCTGCTGCTGCGCTTGGTCGTAAGACTGATGAAATCATCACGACCGCTATGGATGCTGGCGCAAACTTGACCCAAATCCATGACGCTAACTCGGCGCTTGAGAAAGCTGACCTGCTTACTCTCTTCGAAACGTTTGGCACTGCCGACATTCCCGAAGATGGGCAGCGTTATCTTGCGATGTCGCCTGCTGGCTTTGCTGACTTGTTTACCATTAACGAGTTTGCATCGTCCGACTACGTTGGCCCGCAGAACCTTCCCCTGTCTCTTATACACATCTGACGCTGCCGACGACTCCTTACGTGTAG